GAGCAAAAACAACTAGTGGGTAACATGATAGTGCATAGACCAAAAACAGACTTGATCAAAATAAAACAAATGTTAATTGATCAGGGTATATGCAGTAGTTACTTGCTAGACTATGAAGGAAAATTATAATGTCATTAAAATTAAGTGACTTAGACTTTAAATACTTACACAAAAAATTGTGTTGTCAAAATTGTCAGCATAGAATTGTTGAACAGTTTAGTCAGTTGTCAACATCTAGTGATGTAATTATAGCACGTACCAAATTGTTGCAACTAAATGGTACACAAACATTAAGTGCCAAACTTGAAAAAGCGATTGATGCACTAATAAAGGAGAAACAAAAATGACTATTGAAGAAGTAATAGCAAACCCAACTGTAGATGCGGTAACTCAGTTTATTAACACATTATCTACTGACCGCGAACAAATGATTTTTAAGGCTCATATGCATAGAGAAGGTGTAATGACACCTGAACTAGAAGCATTATTTCCCGAAATCAAAATCGAGGGATAAACAATGACTACTCAAAAGAAACCAGTAAAAGGGGGCAGACAGCCAGGCGCTGGTAGACCTAAAGGTTCTACCAACAAAATCGATGGCGCTAAGATATTGTTAGCAGTTGCCAAACAATGCGGTAAACCTTTTGAGCAATTATTAGCAGAAGGTTATCATGCCGCAATTTTAGCGTGTGACATGAATGCTCGTTTAACATACGAAAAAATGTTGTTAGCAAAAGTAGTAGCAGACAAGCATGAAATCGATCATACTACATTGGGTCAATCGTTGCATAACAGTTTTAACTTTCAGCAACAAGAATTGCCTGAGTGGCGTGACGTAACACCTAAATTAACTGTAATCGATGCCAAGAAAAAAGCGTAACACAAATGCAATAGATATTCCTCTTTATGGGGAACAATCTACTATCATGCAAGATTGGCTTACTACAAACAAGCATTGCATTGATATTGTACCTGTAGGATCTGGTAAAACATTTCTTGCTTCAGTAGCCCTACCACTATTTGCTACTGACGAAAAGTATCATAAGGGTAAAGATATTATCTATAGTGCTCCTACTGGATCAATGATTAAGTCACTAATTTGGGAACCATTAAAACAAAGTTGTATTGAACACTTTGGTTTACGTGATGGTAAAGAAATCAACAATAGTGAACTTACTATCAAGTTTCCTTCAGGTGTGTTTATAAGATGCAAGTCAGCAGAAATGAAAGAAAACTTACGTGGTTTGAACGTAGGTATATGGGTTGCTGACGAAGCGGCTTTGTATTCACAAGAAACACTACAAGAAATTACAAACAGATTGCGTCCCCGTGTTGGTTCACCTGATACACAAGGTAGACTAATTGTGATTAGTACCCCTAACGGAAACGGACCGCTTTATGATTTGTTCAACTTAGCAACTAACAACCCTGACAGATATATTGTAAGACACATGAACTATTTGCAAATGCGTTCTGGTAACTTAGATTTTATTGAAGAACAAAAACGCATATTGTCTCCTCTTAAGTTTGACCAAGATTATATGTGTAGTTGGTCAGCAATTACAGATCAAATGTTTTACACATTTAACAAAGCAAAACACTGCCACGATATCTTTGACAATTTAGGTGACATTTATACATTCCACGATTTCAACAAAAAAGTTATGTGCTGTACAGTTGCACAAGTAACTAGACCAGGCGAACCTTCTGGTAAAATTGAAATCTTAAAATCGTATGCAATCAAAGATTGTGGTACAGAACAACTAGCACAAAAGATAAGACAAGATTATCCTCACAGACGCATTTACTCTATTATCGATATGACAGGTGCACAAACTAACAGAGACACTACTAGTGTGTTTGGTGTAACTGATAGAGTAATCTTAGAAAAGTATGGCTTTATTATTGTTAACACAAGAAAATCAAACCCTTTGATTAGTGACACAGATAACTCTAGTAATGCTTTTATCAACAGGGGCGGCTTACATGTATCACCTTATGATACACAATTGATAGAAGCATTACAAAGTTATCACTTTGAAGATGGTTCACGTAAAAAACTTGTCAAATATGCAGATGCAAAGTATGCACACATCGATGGTTTAGGTGACTGCATTAGATATGGCATACATCATTTGTTCCCTGTGCAACACGATCAAAGTATGTTTGGTGAGTATGTGGGCATGGATGAACGTTATCAACGTTATAGCGATCCAGCATTAAGACACAAACCATATTCTCCCCTTTATGAGGGAGGGCCCACGTGGGAAGAAATATTAGGTGAAACTAACGAAGTGCCTGATCATGTAATATGGTAAAGTATATCTTATTTTAAAAAATATTTTCTAAGTATAAATACAATATATGTTATACGGAGGATATTTAATATGGCTAAAAAACAAAGAAAAACAACACCAATAGATGAAAGATTATATCGTAGTTGTAAGTACATTGAACAAACTGAATGTTGGGAATGGCAATTGTCTACAAACAACATTGGGTATGGTTTGATTAGAGACACAGATTATGGGGACAACGAACGAGGTGGTATGAGAACTACGCACAGAGTAAGTTACGAAATACACAAGGGTCACATACCTGACAATAAAGTAGTAATGCATACATGTGATAATCCTAAATGTTGCAACCCAGATCATTTGCATTTAGGTACACGACAAGATAATACACAAGATATGATTGGAAAGGGTAGACATAATCTTTTTGGCAGTAAAAATTCACGCAAATGTAAATATTGCAACGTTTATACAACACCAGCACTGCTTACACGTTGGCATGATGAAAACTGCAAACATAAAACTATAACATAAAATATAAATACAATATTGCAATATAAATAAGATATCTTTAGGACTACTCAATGAAAGCAAAAGAACTGCTAAAACGCAATCCTATGTATGAAGCACTGTATCCTCAAATGATGGGATATCAGTATGCTTATCTAGGAGGCTATCCATTCAAAACTTATGTACGCAAGAAGCGTCCCTCAGAAGATTCAAATCTTTACCGAGATTTAATTGAGAATACAGTAGCACAACCTATCTGTCGTTATGTTGTTGATACAATCAACGATATTCTTTTTGAGCCAGGCGTAAAACGTGACTTAAGATTTTGCACACCCACAGCCACAATGATCGATCCAAATAACATCGAGTGGTCTCAATTAATGTTATTGGATGCTGATTTACAAAACAGAACAATGGATGCATTTATGGAGAACGTAGGTGATCTTACTAGTATCTATGGGCATTGTTGGATCTTTGTAGATATGCCTGAAGAAAGCGAAGGTAACTTAGGTAGACCTTACGTAGTTGCAATTAATCCATTACAAGTGCATGACTGGGAATTTGATTTCTATGGTGGTGCACCTATTTTAAAATACGTTAAAGTATTAGAAAACGAAAATGAAGAATGTTATTATTACAAGTGTTATCATTTAGGTAATGAAAGCGAACCTTCATATTGGATTAGTTATGAAATAGAAAAAGATCAAAAAATGGACCACGATGCAACAGTATTAGGTCAAGGTTACTTTCCAGCTGGTATGGGTATACCTGGATTTATTGCATATGGTCGCAGAGATCCTCGCAGATTTGATGTTGGTATTTCAGACATTGATTCTGCATCAGATGCACAAAGAGAATATTACAAACTAGAATGTGAAGCATATTCTTCAATGCAATTTGCAAAAACAATTATCAGAGCAGACAGGGGTATTTCTATTCCTGTTCATGCTGGTGCTATTGTTAGAGCAACACAAGGGCAAGTTGAGACTATCCCTGTAGATACAGGCGATGTAACTAAGATTATGGAAAAGCAAAAACAATTGCTAGATCAAATCGAAGGCTTAACTGGTCTAGGTGGACTAAGACAAAATAAACATCAAATTGCTTCAGGGGTAGCAATCATTGAAGAACGTAAAACACTTCATAGATTGGCAAAAGCAAAAGCAAGACTAATGGAAGTTGCAGAAGAATTAATCTTTACTTACGCGGCACGTTTTATGGACATGCGTTGGGCGGGTGAAGTTGTTTATGCAACTGACTATGAGGCACATGACACAAACTATCGAATCGCTGTCTATAAAGAAGCAAAACAATTAGTACCAGAAAATACTATTGTTGATGCATTGATTACAAAAGACATTATTGGTATTCTAGCACCTCAAGAATCAGTTGGTCAATATGAACAAGCATATATTGATACAATTGAAGATCCTTCAGTTAAACAATTAATGACTGAAGAAAACGAGTTAGTATTGAGCAGAGATTTAGGATCTCAGATTCCTTCTAAACGTGAAGAGGAAGAAGAATACGAAGGCGAAGAAGGTAGTGAATATGCAGGCGATGATATGATTGGTTACACAGGTCAGAACGGACCAGGTGTACCCATTCAAAATACAGGACCTTCATATGAAACTCAGCAAGCAATTGCTGTACAATTGACTGGTATGAATACTGGTCGATAAATACAATATCACAACAAATAAACGGTTATTACGTTATAATAGGAGAATTAAATGAGTGATCAAATAGACGTTGGCAACGAACAAGCCCTTGTGGAAGATCAAGTGAACGATGAAGTTCAAAATTCTTCAAACGAGCCTAGAGTTAACCCTGGCGCTATTCGCAAAGCACAAACTCAAGGTATTTTGAATGCTTTGAGTAAAGCATCTGGTACAGACTTAAGTTCTGTAGAAGATGCAGTTGCGTTTATCGCTAAGATGTCGGCTCAAAAAACCGATGGCAACGTACAGCCAGTGGAACTACAACAGCCACGACAATCAAATCGTGTTTCAACCAACGATTTGCATGAACAGTTTCAAAAATTACGTTCAGAACTTACTCAAAAAGAGCAAGCACTGAAAGTAAAAGAACTTGAAACAGATATACTGCAAACAATGGGTGACAGATTCGACACTGAACTATCAGAATATGCTGTCCAAAAGATTAAAGCAAATATTGCTTGGAATGAAGATGGAACTTACAGCATAGTCAATGGCAAAGGTCAAGAGCGTTATGGTGATGATGGTAATCCACTCTCTTTGAGAGGTTTAGTTGAAGAAATTGCTATAGGTAACCCAAAGTTACTTAAGCAAAAAGCAACTCAATCAGGATCTGGATTAAGACCTGGACAAGGCAACATGTTTGCTGGTGCTCCCCTTGACCAAATACCTGATTATTCTAAAGACCCTGCGGCATTCAATGCTTGGGCTCAAAGGAATGGTCTAGGTAAAGGTACTGGCTTAAAAAGTCAGAGTGTGGGCATGACAGTTTCAGGTACATCTAGGAAAGTTTTATAAGCCAACATATAGGAGATTACTACAATGGCATATATATTAGGAGGCAGTAATAACGAATCAGATGGATTCACTACTGCGATTGCAAACTTTGCTTTACGTGCTATGCACGAAAGCCAAGGTCTAGTAGACTTTACACAGGTAGTTACACCTACTCAAGGTAACGAATACTTAGTACCTAACTTTGCACCAATCACATACCAAGACTACACCCCAGTTAATGGAGACGGTGGTTTTGCTACAGGTGGTGCAGTTGAACAAAACCCAAGCCTTGGACAAGGCTCTATCACAGCAACTCCAGCAGTTGCAGCCACAGCATTTGATGTGTTCTATGGATGGACAACTTCTTTCCAATTAGCCGCAACTATTGGTGCTGAACTTGGCGAATCTTATGCAGAGAAAGTTGATCAGCGTGTATGCGCCGCTTTCACTTCATTTAAAGTAGGCCCAGGTAACGTAAACTACTCACCTGCTCCACAAGACGGCTTTGCTCGTCCAACTGAGTTAGGTGCTATGGAACTTGTTGCTGACGGAGATTCCCCAGCTGGTGCTACATCAGGCTTTACTGCTAACTCAGTACTTGGCTTGATTCGTAACGTTAAGCAAAACTACAAAACAGCACGTTTACCAGGTACACCTATTGTTGTACTAGATTCTAATGGTGACTCTGCTGAAGTTACTGCTTCAACACGAAGTGGTTCTTCAATGAATCGTATGCTTGATGAATTAACAGGCGGAGCAGTTGGTTCTGCTGATTCAGGCGGATCTGCTATTACTTCACTTGGTGAAGAACTATTAGCAACTGGTCAGTTATCCAACATCTATGGTTGTGCAGTTATTTTCACCACATTCTTGGATGGTGCAACACGTACTGTTGCTGGCGTATCTGGCGAATCAGTATTAGTTGGTGCTTACTTCCATGAAACTGCTATCTTCACTGTTCTTAAAGAAGGACTTCAAATTAAGACAGGTGAGAAGCCCGGTGGACTACAAATGTGGGTAACTGGTCTTGCATACATGGGTGCAGGTGTCGCTGATTTAAGAAGAGGCGGAGCTATTAACATTCTACAGGCTTAATTCAATTAGTATAGGAAAATAATATGTCAGTTCCATATCAAAGGGTATCAAATGCAACAGTCTCAGACATCATATTTTATGATCCTGCGGCAGAAAGGCGTGCATCACAAATGCAAATCGACTGGGACAACTACTTTAAAGTAGGGTCACAAGAGATTTTGTATAAACTTGAATTTGGGTGGTGGCCTAAGTATTGTGATACTGTTTTTGGAGCATCATATTACGCTAACTTACCTAATGGACAAATGGTATCTGCATTTAATCCAGGTCAATTAATTAAAAATGATCAAACGTTAATCAGACTTGATACTTTCATGGCAGTGAAAATCTTCTACGAGAGTATCGTGTCTGATACGTCTAATGTCAACTCTGTTGATACTGCAAACTTTAATCATGCAGTTGACAGATTTGAAGCCGAATGGACTAAAGCATTAGAATTGATGAATTTTTATGACTTGAATAATGATGCGCCAGATGGTCCTACTACTAAGTTGGAAGAAAACTGGACATCTGATCCAGACTATTTCACTGGTGATAGGAGATACTTTTAATGGCTAGACCTTTGGTCGACAAAGATGATGTAGTAGTTTACTTACGAGCAGTTGCGAGACAACAGACTCCAATTATCGAAGTATCTGCAAGTTATCCTAGTGACGAAGACACAGTAGCATATGGATTGTATGTTGATGACGTAACTACTAATAGTAGAACAGTTAATCAGTTAGCAATTCAAAACTGTGGTTCGATGTATGATGCTATTGATCAATTCAATATCATGTACATATCATTTCAAAATGATCCACAGTCTGTAGCAATACAAGATGCTATTGAAGATTTAGCCGCAAACGTCAACTTTTTTGATGGTTATACATCAGTAGAATTTGACAGAGAAGTTACAATAGGTAATCGTAGTGAAATACATACCTATACATTTGACTTAACACGTTTAGAATTTAATAACGCCTATCAATCTTAAGGAGACAACAACATGGCAAGAATTACAGTAAACACAACAGGTAAACAACCTCATATCTACTTGAGTACTGACACTGCAAATGCTTATACAGGTTCTGTAGCAACAGTTTCTGGATTTGACTTCTTAGATGTAGAATGCTTACAAGACATTACCATTACTAACTCAACTGGAGTATTCTCTTGGACAGACTTCTGTTCAACAGACATGAACAAGATTACTACTCCTGCAGATAACAGTATTGAAACTAATATGGTTATCGAAGACACTGAGTTTTTTGGTACTCTAACTACAGGACAGTCTACTGCTCCTGAATGGGGTGTCAATGGTCTTTCTGCAAACAAAGTCGAAGTACAATTTGTAGTAGTTATGGACGGAGAAATTGATGTTACCGGTAAGTACTATTACCAAGGTCTTGGATACATTACTAGCATTGCCCCAACTGTGAGCCCTGAGGCTCCTATTTGGGTATCACCAATGACTATTGCTGTAGACGGCATCTTATCACAAGGTACAACCGTAGCATAATTGTTATACCAATCGAGTAGGGAGGCAACTCCCTACTCACTTTTAATAATTTATAAGGAAAAATAAATGAACGACTCAGCACAAGTCTGGCTCAAAACAGACGAAGAAAAACTCAGATCACTCATCGCTGATGAGGCAAAAATGATGCCCATGTTAGATAACTTGGGTGCAACTATCAGGCAACTCAAAGCCAAACAACAATTTCGTTTAGCATTACTAAATCAACTACTAGAATCAGTAGACGATTCTGCTAAATACAATATCAACAATTCACAGGAGAATAACAAATGAAACTATCAGAATTATCAGCACAACCCCAGTTAGTCGAACTCACAATAGATGACGAAGATACCACTAAAGAATTTGGTGAACCTCTAGTTTTTTATAGTTGGGATCGTCAACCTATGGAAGTGTTTACTAAACTTGCAAACGTAGGTTCTGAGCAAGACACAGGCAATATTATTGATATTGTTAAAAATCTTATCTTAGACGAAAATGGTAAACAAATTATTAGTAATAAAAATATGTTACCTAGTAAAGTTTTGATGAAGGCAATTGGTAAGGTTACTGAACTTTTGGGAAAGTAACAACTGATGCATTAGTGATCGATTCTCCTAAGATGACATCAATAATGCAAATTGACACATTAGGTAAGAGATATGGTCTTTTACCTAGCGAAGTTTTGATGAAAGCAGATACATTTGACTTATATATTATGGATGCGGCATTAACATTTGAAAACTATCATAACAAAAAAGCAAATAGTAAAAATGGAAGAGCGCCAGTTCCAGATTTAACACTTGAAGAATTGTATGCGATAAAAGGTAAAAAATATGAAGTTAATAAAAAAGACTGATAAAATGACACCTAGTATCAAACGCATCATTAAAAAATTAGATGATGTACCTGATGAAGCATACAAAATCTTTGTTAAAGAAACACCAGTAGATAATGGATATGCCAGAGATCATACATATTTGCAAGGCGATACAATCGTTGCAGACTACGCATATGCAAAACGATTAGACGAAGGGTACAGTAAACAAGCACCTAATGGTATGACTAAACCCATGATAAAACAAGTACGAAAGATTGTGAAGCAAATAATGAAAAAATAGGAACATACAATGGCAGATTTAAAATATACAGTTGAAGTCGATACTAAAGGTGCTCAACAAAGCATAGGTGGTTTAACTAAAGCATTAACTGCTCTTGCCGCCGCGGTAAGTATTAAAGAATTAACTGAATTTGCTGATTCTGTCACAACTATCCAAAATAAATTAAACTCATTTATAACAGATGCTAATCAAGCCCGAATAGCATTTGATACTATTGGTAAAATTTCATTAGCAACAGGACAAAATATTGAAACGGTAGCAGATATTTTTACTAAAGTAGGTAGAACTGCTGACGGTTTAGGATTATCGTTACAAGATACTGCTAATTTTACATTGCAATTATCATCAGCATTATCAGTGTTTGGTGCTAGTTCCCGAGAAGCAGAAAGTGCATTGTATAACATTGGTCAAGCATTCTCACTAGGTAGATTCCAAGGTGAAGACTTAAACGCAGTTATTGAAAATTTGGGTCCAGTTGCTCAAAAGATGGCAGAAATTGTAGGGGTACAAAGTGTAGGTGCATTGAAAAAATTAGCATCTGAAGGTAAAGTATCTGCTAATGTTATTGTTGATGCGTTAAAAGAAATGGATAAACAAGGTTTAATTAACCTTGCTAAAAGAATACCTACAGTTAGTCAGGCTATGAACCAGTTGCGTACTGCGGCATTATTAGCAGTTGGGGCAGTAGATGAACAAGGTAAGGTTACTACATCTGTAAGTAGAGTAATAACATATTTTGCATTCTCAATTTACAAAGCAACAAAAAATATCCAAGAAATTATAGGTCCTCTTAAAACAGTATTTAAAATAGGAATGTCTTTATTAGCATTTAGTGCAATAGGCAAGTTGTTTAGGGGATTATCAGCCGCATTTATGGGCCTCAGAGCATCTAGTGACAAGGCATTCGTAGCATTGAGTAGTTTAGGTAAAACTTTTGCGGTTATAGGGCATTATATAAAACGTGCATTAGGTCTAGCAAAAGGTACTAAACCTATTTGGGAAGGATTACGCAAATCTGCTGGTTATTTGGGAGAAGCCGTAGCAACACTTACCGGTTTTATCGGTGGTTTGGCCGCCGCAATCGCATCATTTATAGGAATAGACAAACTTTTTGACGATTTTTCAGAACTGGCTGATGATACAAGTGATCTAACCGCAGAATTAGCAGAATTTGAAGCAATGATTTCTGAAGTTGATAAGGCATTAAGTGATGTTGCTGGTTCTGGTGTTGCAACTGCCGAATCGCAATTAGAAATTGCAAATGCAATTGCACAAGTTAATTTAGAAATTGCAAATAGCGTTAGAGAATACAAACGCAGAAACGAAGAACAAGTAAAAGCATTAAAATTAGAACGTGAATTGATAGGTGCAGGTGAAGATGCGGCTAAAAAGCAATCTGAAATACAAGCATTTGAAGAAAGATACCTAGAAGAAAAACGTAGATTGCAAGATGAGATTGCTAAAGCACAAATTAGCAATGATGAAAATGTTAGAAACAGTATAGGGACTTTACAAGCGGCATTAGCAAAACTTATCGCTGATTACGAAAAAGAAAAGAAAGCAATAGAAAATAGTACTGATGCTGTTATAGAAAAAACACGTGCCAACGAACTTTTACAATTTAGTCTGCAACAACAAATTGATATGCAAAAAGAACTGCGTAATTTGCAAGATGAATATGCAAAAATGACGATGACTGAATTAGAAAAAGGTTATTATGACATTGAAGTTGCAGCCAGAGAAGCCGCACAAGCAGCCATTGAAGCAGAAGAAGCAAGACGCGGTGAAAAATTAAGTACTGCTGAGATACAAGCGTATTATGCGGCTGCTGAAAAAGGTTCACAAGAATTAAAAGATCAATTTAAAGAAAATTATGATGCATCACGTGAATTTGAAACTGGTTGGACAAACGCAATTGATGCTTATGTAGAAAAAGCCTATGATGGTGCCGCACAAGCAAAACAAGCATTTGATACTATGACAAAGGGCATGGAAGATGCACTTGTAAATTTTGTTAAGACAGGTAAATTGTCATTCAAAGATTTAATTAACAGTATGATTGAGTTGATAATTAGAAGTCAGATACAAAAAATGATTGCTACAATCTTTGGCACTGGTGCAGGAGGCACTGGTGGAGGATTCTTTGGTGCAATCAAATCACTCTTTGGATTTGCAGATGGTGGTAGACCTCCAGTAGGTAGACCATCGATAGTTGGTGAAAGAGGACCTGAATTGTTTGTACCAAATACAGCAGGAACTATTATACCCAATGATCAGTTAGGAATGGGAGGCACAGTAAACAATACTTACATTACTAACCAAATTAGTGCAATCGATGCTAAGTCAGTTGCACAACTGTTTGCAGAAAACAGAAAAACATTACTAGGTACCGTGCAAATGGCACAAAAAGAAATGCCATACGGTTAATAATTTATAAGGAGAAACAAATGAGAATAGTAAGTGAAAAACAAGTACCACAAACAGGCACATTAAACGTTTTTAGTTTAGGTGCGATATCTCTAACATGGGGACACATGTTAGGAGCAGTATCTCTTTGGTTATTGCCATTAACTGTGTTAATGTATGCAGTTGGTTATGGATCAGAGATTCGCAACGTAACAGAACTAAAATCGTTTTCTAAAAAATAATAGGAAATAACGATGGCTGGATTACAAACAATTATTGACAATTGTAATGCTATAGAAATTGATAGACGAAAGGTTGTTGGCATACAATTTACACGTAATGAAGTTGCAAGAACTTCAGAAACACCAACATACCAACCATGGCGTATCAATTTAACTATGCCCGGTCGTTTTAGATACAACGAAGCACGTGCTTTGATGGAAGCATTAGACACATTAGACAGAAATGTACCAGAAACAGTTACATTTGGTAACAATGCTTGCTTATCTTGGATATTTAGATATCAAGGGTCGATGAGTTCAGCACAAATCAACGGTATAACAGTACAAAGTTTTGTGGGTAGCACATTAACATTGAGTAATTTACCTGCTATTGCGTCAACAAGAGTGTTATTTGAACCAAATGACTTGATTCAAATTGGTAATAACACTTATCCATTCACTGTGCAATCACAAGTTTTACGTGGAACTGGTTCTACAGTACAAATTACTACACACAGACCTAATATCTTAACTACTAGTGTTGCAGGTAATGGTATTACAGTAGGTAATTCATGTCAATTTAAATTATTCTGCCCTAATATGCCTACTTATAAATTAGTACCAGGCGGATATCAAAAACAATCTGGTGTAATATTAGGAAATGCACTAATTGAATTTTCTGATGACTTTCAATTATACGAATGGGTAGCAACGGCGTAAATTATGACACAAAATATACCAGAAGTACAAAATACAGGCGCAATCAAATCAGCAGAGTTTGTAAAACTAACAATTTACAACGATTACACTGATCCTACTGATACATCTACATATAGATTTAGTAGTGCATATAAAAACGAAACTATCGATGGTGATGTTTATCTTGCATTAGGTGGATTATTGCAAGTAGGTGCACAAAACAGAGATTTACGTGTTACTGCTGGTGATACTATGATTTCATTGTCTGGTATTGACACAAATAATATCTTTGTTGTACTTGACAGCAAGATTAGAGGTAGTGAAGTTGAAGTATGGCGTGGTTTTTATGACGATAATAACGAATTAGATAATACATATTTAAGATTTACAGGTATTATAACAAGTTATGGAATTACAGAAGATAGAGATAGTCAGCAAGATAACTTTACAGTAGCAGTTGCGGCAAGCAGTTACAAAACTGTGTTGTCTAACAGAATTGCTGGTAGAAAAACAAACGAAGAAAGTTGGAAAGTATTCAATCCAACTGATACATCAATGGATCGTGTATATGCTATCTCTGGCGTAGACTTTGACTTTGGACAAGAACCAAAGAATCAAACATACTACGGTGGAGGCGGTGGAGGCGGCGGAGGCGGCGGCTTCCCTGGCTTTGATCCTAGAAACATTAGAATACCTTAATATGAAAATACGTGAAGCAGACAAATTTGACATTGATTACATCTTAGATATGCTAAGAAATTTTCGCAATGAAACGCCTATTGATTTAATGCGTAATTGCGATAATGCAGATCATGTAAACACAATTTTTCATCACATTTTATTAGGTGGTGGAGTATTATACATTGCTGAAAAAGACAAACCTATTGGTATGATTGCAGGTATAATGAACAACAGCATTTGGGACCCAGAACTTAAATTTTTACAAGAATTAGTTTTTTGGGTAGAACCAGAATATAGAAATAGTTCAGCAGGATATCGTTTGATACAAGCATATAATAAAAAAGCAGAAGAATTAGTAGAAGAAGATAAAATTAAAATGTTTACTATTACAAAGATGTCTAATTCACCTGATTTGAAATTTGAAAGATTTGGATATCAAAAATCTGAAGAAGTTTGGGTGGGAGGCATCTAAATGGCAGTCTTTACAGCAATTGCGGCAGTAATTACTTCAATTGGTACAGCAATAGGTTTAAGTGCCGCGGCAGCCGGTATCTTTGGTACAGTTGGCGCCACATTGCTAACGATAGGTGTATCATCACTTATTGCAAAACGTATGCAACCGGATCTAGGCGGATTAGGTGATGGTGTAGGTGGAGGTCGTGTACAATTACCACCTGCTACAGATAACAAGATTCCTGTAGTTTATGGTTCTGGTTATGTAAGCGGACCTGTTATCGATGCAAAATTATCTACAGATCAACAATACATGTGGTATGTTGTTGCACTTGCAGAAGTTAGTGATAATCAAGGTGGCGGTGGTGGATCGTATTCTTTTGATACTATTTCTCCGGGCATCCCAGATAATATTTATTATGATGGTAAAAAAGTCGAATTTGGTCTAAATGGTAACGTAACAGGTTTGATTAACAATACTACTCCTCAAACTATTGATACTGAAGTTAGTGGTAAGATTAAGATTTGGTTGTTTACAAATGGATCAACTTCTGGTTTTAACACAGGTGGACAAACTGCTATTGACATTTTAAGTGATCCGTCTACAGGTGGTGGTATTCCTGTAGGAGAGCGATGGACTAGTACAGATGTAATGTCTAACTGTGCATTTGCTATTGTACGTGTAGAATATAACACAGATGCAGGCACAACAAGTCTTGGCGCAATACAATGTAGAATTACAAACACAATTACAAAACCAGGCGATGCAATTTTAGATTATCTATTAAACACTAGATATGGTTGTGCTGTTCCTGCATCACGTATTGACACAGCATCACAAACAGCATTGAATACTTATTCTGACGAAATTATTGATTATGGTACAGGTACACAGGCACGTTATCGTATTAATGGTCCTGTTGCAACTAATGTTAGTTGTTTAGAAAATCTACAAATTCTTGTAGATTCGTGTGATTCTTGGTTACAATACAATGAACTAAGTGCAAAATGGAGT